GTTACGGAGGTCCAGGTTTAGAGATCTATATTTAATTGCCAAGGCCAGAGGTCAGTTGTCAATATTAACTACGTTTTTAAAAAACGCAAGCAAGTCACTAGACTATATAACTGTGTTAGTCATAGGTTACGCGTCTATAATTTATGGACTGAGATGGCTCACATTTTGGATAAACATAGGAGCATTATCTGGATCCGCCGAACATTGGTCTACTGTTTCCAAACAAGTCAGTAGCCATATAAAGAGTTTTTCCCAGATAGATATTAATGTACTTCCGTATGTAGAAGCGCAAAGCTTAACTGGTTATAGATCTCTTCCATTTCCTGGTTTTGACCCTACTGCTTAAACTAAAGCATGGGCCAACTCAGGAATTACTCATCTCTACCCTAAAGGGTGGTCATTTACACAATCATTGTCCGTCCTAGCTATGACGCCCAGAATAGTCAAACCTTGTACATTTGCTGAACGGGTGATGAGCGAAGATTGGTCTACTAGTGGAGCTTCATCTCGAGGCAGGTTGGAATTTAAACATGGTGGCGAACAATATTCGATCAAAGCTCGCAAAAACTTCTTATTTGACGTTGAAGATCCGTCTAAGCTTATATCTGATATAAAAGAGGGACGGTATAAGGGGCAAGTCAATGTGGCATTCGCGAAAAGTGAAACTGGCAAAGTTAGATTGGCGGTAGCCAGTGATATTGAAACTTTCGCCATTATGGATTATTTTGGATATTATTTATCTGATAGTTACAAAGATTGGCCTTTTTCTACCCTCGAAGATACTTTTTCAATCGAAAATAGTAGACTGATCGAATTGCTCAACGTTATCAGGCAAACGGTAAGTCTACCTTTTGATTATGCATCTTGTGACCATCAGCAGACAACTGTCGAGTTAAAAATGATTTGTGAGGTGATCTGTGATCAAGCTATACTTAACGCCGACGCCGCTGCCAAACTAGAGTTAATGTTTTTAAAACCTATCTTGTTGTCTTCATTTGACACTTCCACTGTAACCATCAATGATGGCAGTGAACGCTCTACTTTTGATGTAAAAGGAGGACTGATGAGTGGTTTGAGATGGACATCTTTGCTCACGAACGCTTGGAATCTTGTGATGACTAATTCTGTCTTGACAATTGTCAAAGGATGTGGTGTGCCTTTGTCTTCCTTCAAGGCTTATATTAGAGGTGATGACTGTGCTATACAGGTTGGATCAGTTGTTGAAGCTCAATTATGCGAATTAGCTTTTAGAAGGATAGGAGTTTTAGGAGGAAACGGTAAGTTCGGAATTAAGCAGGGGGCTACTGAGTTTTTGAGAGTTTGGATAAGTGATCGTTGTTATAGATATCCTAATCGTGCTATGATAGGGCTAGTGCAGCGTAAACCTTGGACTCCTGAGCCTTGGACTCCGTCTGCACAACTAGCTGCTTTGTTTCAAACCGTTTCTACCTTAGAAAGAAGACACTGCGATACAAGTCAGTTATTTAATATCTTTTCTCGAGTTTGGTCCAGAAAAAATAAACTGCCTTTCAAGATGATAAGCATACCTAGATGTCATGGAGGTTTAGGACTAGGTGATTGGGATCAAAGTAGTGTTGTAGTTGGAAGAATACCACCTACCACTTATGAGTTCAAATCTAGCTTACCAACATCGAGTTATCGGTTAAAGAAAATTTTAGATAAAGGTAAACAATTAGGGTACGAGATAACAGAAACTATGGCTGCTAATATAGCAAAGAAAAGACTTGCTTCTATATTATCCACCGATGACATACCTCAGATCTCAAAGATATTGCGAGATGAATTCAGGTCTTCAAAGAAGGACATCTTTATAATGAAAAAAACTTTTGTCCCTAAATATGGACCAATACCCAATATCCAAATAGATGCTCAGGATCCTGATTCCGTTCAAAACTTTCTTGCTACATTACCCAAGACTACATTTGGAAGCAAGCCTCAGCTGCAAGCCAGGCTTGAAGAACACAGACCTTATTTAGCTGAATTGTCAATATCTATTTCGAGTTGGCTTGCGATCAAAGGAGGAGCTAGGACAATTAATGAAATAGATTGGTTGAGTGGCGTCTTACCTATGAATGAATCAAACATCAATCCTAACGTAATTTCAGTTAGAAATAGAATTATGGTTACTTGTTTGAGTGTTCTAAGGAACGGACGAAGTCTAGCAGAGCAAGCGAGCTGTTTACAACCTATTGTTGAGGCAGCACTTAAAGCCACAGCTTGGTATCAACAAGTGTGGATGAATTAGACTAATAGTCTTAAACTATATTCCTCTATGAGGTGACTTGTAAAAGTGCGAGCACTAAT